GCCCAATATCAAGGTTATGGAACAAGTGCTGGTGGTTTAGGTACTTTGGCATTGGCTCAAGCATTGCGTAAGAAAAAGCCTGAAACAGCAGGTGCTGGCGAAGGTTATGCTGGAATGAACACAGAATTAGGTTTATAAGGAATAGTTATGGCTAACGATTACGCTAATATTGGCACATTATCACCTGAAATGTTCCAGCAACAACAGGAATTAACCCGTCAGCAACGCATGGCAGAAATGCTTATGGGTCAAAATCAACAACCACAAGGTCAAATGATTAGTGGTCGCTATGTTGCTCCGTCTTGGGCTGCTCAATTAGCCCCAGTTACAAATATGTTAGCTGGTGCTTATTTAGGCAAAAAAGCCGATGAAAAAGCACTTGATTATGCTAAAGCTATTCGTGAACAAGGATTGTTAGAATCTCAAAGATTAATGAATACTTGGGGTGGAACTCCAGCGGTTGAAAAAACAACTGAATTGGCAGGGCCATTTACAGGTAATGTACCAATGCCTGTTGCAACCCAAGAAATAAGTCCTGCAAAAGCTGGAAACGCAAAATTAGCATTTGCAGAAGCATTGAATATGTCATCACCACAAGCTAGAGCATTGTTGCCACATTTGGCTACGGAAGCATTTAAACCGCAAAAATGGGAAAAAGCAGAATATACGGATGAAAAAACAGGGAAAACTCGTCAAGGCGTTATTGATGTTAATTCTCCTAATCCAATTTCTACATTCCAAGTTGGTGGTGTTAAGCCTGAAATGTCAGCTTATGAAAGAGCATCATTAAATATGCGTGGTGCTGAACTTGCCGATCAAGGAATTGGCGGCTATGGTGGTGGTGGTCAAGTTACGGGTCAACGCTCAAATGTATCAATGGTGCAACCTACAGGTCAATCTAAAGCAAATCCTTATGCTCCAAGTTCAATGCCAGTTTACGAACCTGATCCATCACTTACTCCTAAACAAAACAGAGAGTTAGCCGTTAAATTTAGTGAAGAAAATCAAAAATTAGTTAAAAATGCTAAGAATTCATTTGATTTATTAAAAGAAGCTGCTGGAACATTAAGAACAGGTAATCCTAGTTCAGGTCGTGGCGAAAATATTATTACAGGTGCAAGAGAGTTTTTTGGCGGTGGTGGTGAAACATCTAAAGCTGATGCTATTTTAACTATATACGGCACTAAATTAACTCAACAAGTGCCACGCTTTGAAGGCCCACAATCTGATAAAGATACTGCTTTGTATCAAGCAGCGGCTGGTGACATTGGCAATCCTAATAAACCAATTCCAACAAGATTGGCAGCAGTACAAACAATGGTTGATTTAAACAAAAAATATTACCCTAATGGTGATTGGTCAAGCATTGATACTGGATTGCCAAATTCAGACAAAGTTTCATTAGGTGCTCCACAGTATGCGACTAATCCGCAAACTGGAGAAAGAAGAATGTCTACCGATGGTGGAAAAACATGGAATCCTGTGAGATAAATTATGGCACTTCCTGAAGGATTCATTCTAGAAGAACAAATAAAGCTACCCAAAGGCTTTGTTTTGGAAACAGATGCCCAAGCAAATAGGGGTACTCCTATCTATGCAGATGTGCCTACAGTAGCTGGTGCAAAACCAAACATTGTTGGATATGAGCAGACACCTGCTAAAAAACCAATCACAATGATGGATAGAGTTAAGGCTTTGTATGAAGTCCCAACAGCCATTGTTCATGATGTAGTAAAAGAACCTTTATCAATGGCTTATGGTCTTGGTAGAAGTGCTGTTGAAGGTGTTATGCAAGGACAAGCACCTACTGGTGAAGCAAGAGATAGATATTACAGACAAGCTAAAGAATTTGCTCCGTATCAAACCACTTCACCTGTATCTCAAGAAGTTTTAGGAAACATTGGTGAAACTTTAAATGCCGCTAAAATTCCTGCTTATACTCCGTTTATTGGAAAAATTCCATCCGCAATCCAAGCTGGAAGTGCAATAAGACCTTTAATTCAAGAAACCGTAATTCCTGCTGGTAAAAGAATGGCTGGAGCATTACGCAATGAAGGTCAAATGATCCAAGAAGCAATCCAGCCTGTTACAAGTGGTATTGCACAAGCTGTAGAACCTGTTACATCTAGAATAGCTAATGCTTTGCGTGAAGAACCAACTATGGCTGGAGTGGGTGCAGCAGAAGTCCCTGAAGCAGTCACTCGTTACCAAATGGGTCAACAATTGCGTGTACCTGTTAAATTAAGTAAAGGTATGGCAGAGCGTGATTTAGCTACTCAACAGTTTGAAGCTGAAACTGCCAAACAATATCCTGAAACTATTGGCAAACCTTTAATTGTAAATAAAGCAGAAGCAAATGACGCTATTTTGCAAAACTTTGATGCTTATGTAGATGCTACTGGTAAAGAAACCTTTGGTTTGCGTGAAACTGGCAAAGTAGTAGATTCTGCATTGGTTAATCAAGCAAAATTAGCCAAAGATGACATTAATAAAGCCTACAAATTAGCTAGAGAATCAGGCGAAATGCAAGAACCTGTTAGTTATGCTCCATTAGAAACTTATATTGCTAAACAAACTCCAACTGTTAGAGCAAAATTAGCCCCAATTTTGGATGCTGTTGACGAACAATTAAAAGTCAATGATCCAAATAATACTAAAACTATTCCTATTAATTCAATGGAAGATATTTACCAGTTTATTAACAAAAACTACGATCCTAGTGATGCGGTAGGTATGTTACACGCTGGAGAAATGAAAAAATTAATTAATTTTGCTACCGAAAACAAAGGTGGCGAACTTTATCAAGCAGCTAGAAAACTTAGAACCAATTATTCCAAGCAATTTGAAGATATTGGAGCGATTGACAAACTATTGCGTACTAAAAAAGGTACGACAGACCGTGCTGTTGCTTTTGAAGATGTCTTTAAACATTCTATTTTGGATGGTTCTAGAGATGATGTTGCTTCTATTGGTTTAGCCCTTAAAAAGGGTGGTGCAGAAGGTCAACAGGCTTGGAAAGAATTGCAAGGCCAAACAATTCAACACATTAAAGACAAAGTTACATCATCTATTGATGTTGATTCTTTTGGAAACCCTGTTGTTTCACCTGCTAAATTCAAATCTGTTATTAAAGAATTAGATCAAGACGGCAAATTAGATTATATTTTTGGCAAAAAAGGTGCTGAAGAAGTAAGAAACCTGTACGAAACAACCCTTAATGTCAATGCTCCATTAAAAGGTGCTGTCAATTATTCTAATACTTCTAGTGCGTTGATGAAGGCTTTAGATGCTATTTCATTGTCACCTGTTGCCCGTGCAGTAGGGGTAAAACAAGTCAGAGAAAAAGTTAAAGAATCAGGAATTAAAAAACAAGTTAAAGAATCAGTAAACTATGTGCCTGAAGATATGGCAAACGCATTAAGGAAATCAAAATGAGTAGAAACGGATCAGGAATATATACCCTACCTGCTGGTAATCCAGTAGTTACAGGCACAACTATTACAAGTAGTTGGGCTAATACAACTATGCAAAACATTGCTGACGGACTAACTCAATCAGTAGCTTCAGACGGTCAAACACCGATGTCAGGGGCTTTAAATATGGCAACAAACGACATTAATAATGTTGGTACACTAACAGCCTTAACAGGCATCTTTGGCGGGACATACTAATATGGCACAGACGGGCTACACTCCAATTTCGATTTATTATTCTTCTACAGCTACCAATGTCCCTACGGCTGGTAACTTAGTTGCTGGCGAATTAGCTATTAATACTGCTGATGGAAAGTTGTTTTATAAAGATTCTAGCGGTGTAGTTCAGACTATTGCTACCAAAGGTGCTGGAACTGTAGCTGGTTCTACTGGCTATGTGCAATACAACAACGCTGGTGCTTTAGGTGCTTCTTCTAACTTTTATTGGGATATTACTAATAACCGTTTAGGTTTAGGAACTACTAGCCCAGCACAAAAACTTCAAGTAAACGGTATTAGTCGTTTTTATACGGGTGCAGTTTCTACTGTAGGTGCAGTAGCTAGTTCAGCTTTATTAATCGATGGTGCTGGTACAAACGGCAACATTAGTCAAATTGGATTTGGTTATGATGCTACGGCAACTTATATGCCAGCAGCTATTTATGGAATAACTACATCCCAATCAGGCAATACAGCACAAGATATTGCTTTTGCTACAAGAAGTGTAACTACCGATACTGCCCCAACAGAACGGATGCGTATTACTTCTGCTGGTAATGTAGGTATTGCAAATGCTACACCTCAAGGCGTTTTAGATGTTGGTGGAACTAATGGCGGTTCAGCAGGAGATTTGCTTGTAACAAATGGACTTGGAACAGCACAAGTTACTGTTGGTCGTTTAAGCGGTGCAAGTGGTGATAATACAAATTTTAGAATTCGTAATCGTGTT